TGATGACGTATAAAGAATGGTATAAGTTGAGAGAAGCTATGAGCAATTTAGATAATCTTATTGATGATTGTTCAGTAGAAGTTAAAGAAGCTATTGATGAAGTATGGGATATAATAGATGAAATAAAAACAAAGGAGATAGATGATGACAGTTAAAGAATTATCAGAACTATTAGAAAAGGTAAAGGACAAGAGTTTACCTATAAGAGTATTGGAATATAATCCAGACAATCCAGAATTTAACATGGCTAACTATTGGCTGTATGATGTTGAAGTAGTTGATATAGGCAGTAGTGGTTATGAAAATTCTGGTGAAGTAATTTTAATAGGAGGTGAATAATGACTACTAAAATAAAACATAAAGACTACTACGAGTACAGGACAATGACTGTTAAGAAATATGCGAAGATGAAAGGTGTAAAGATATTTTATGATGAGTGGGTAACTGTTGAGATGGGTATAGATAACGTGCTTTTAAGGAGGGCAAAGACATGAGAGTTAGGATATCAAAAGTTGCTAAACATAACGGACAACCTACAGCTTTTACTGTTAAGGTTAGAGGTAAGAAATATCCTAGAGGATATAGAGAGTGGTATTTCCCACACGATAACAAACCAGAGACAGCTATTGAAATGGCTATCTTAGATTACAAACGAGGACTATTACAATGAGTAAAACATTATACAAAAGAATAGATGAGATATGTGCCAGAGAATATGTAGTCAATAAATTATCTGTTAATAAATACAGAACATTTGTCGACTTATTATATGATGACTTAATTTCTTGGGACAATCCTTTAGATGTGTCAGAGATAGACATAATACATAGGATACATGAGCATCTAAGCATGATGGTGAGCAGTAGTTTAGTCTACCCACCCATAGGTACTAACCATGACTAACCCTACCCTTAGAAAGGCTTAGAAATAAATATTAAATAATGCTTGACAGCTAACAAAATAGGAGTAAAATACTTATAAAGTTTAAAACATATATAAAAATTATCTTTAATTAATTTATATATTCTTTTAAAAAAGTATAATAATAATATGACACAATATAATAATAGAGTAGAACTAAGAAAAATAAAGTTAGAAGAAGAACAACTTGATAAAGATATAAGTTTTATAGAATTTACATTTAGAAAAGGTAAATGGCATAGACAGATAACAGGTTACAAGAGTGGTAGAAGGGTGGTTGAGTATAACGATAAACGAAAAAAGGAGAAGGTGGTATATGAATAAACAAAATGTGATGATAGGTATGTTAGTCTTAGGGACGTTCGCGTTGTCTAGCTATACAATAATTAGCAACGATAATGAAATGGATAATCTTAGTAGGCAAATGTATAAAATAAAACAAGAACAATCAGAAGTAGGTACTAAGATTGATGTGTTGTTTGATAACTATAGTGCTATCAATAACGCTTTAAGTTTCTATGAGTCTAATACAGACATGGACATAGCTCAAATGAGAGAAGCATTGGCAATGTTAGATGAACTTTCATCAACTGATGACATGTTATTAGACAGGCTAGAGGTTATCTATGATAGGCAAGAGGAACAAGGACAAGAGTTGTTAGATGTTAGAGAAGAATACTCAGCAACAGGTGGTTTTGGTGTGCTGACAGGTGGGTTGTTTTCAGGTAAAACAGTTAAGCCAGAGCCAATCGCTGTACCTGAAGAGATAATACCAGAGCCTATAGTAGAGCTTGTGCCAGAGCCTATAGTAGAGCCTATAGTTTACTCATGCCCTCGTCCTGATAGGTCTGTGGACTTTGGGAAGTATATAAGTAAGATTGTATTTAATAGAGACCTTAGATTTAAAGTATCTTATGACATACAAGATAATATGGTTATTAACATAGTTTTTTCTAAGAAGATAAACAGTAAAGTAAATAAGGCTGTTACTAAATACTTAGACAACGCTATAGATACTACAAACAATACAACTAACTGTAGTATTCCATTCGCAATAGAAGTATAGTATGTTAGGACAAGTAATAAGCTTTATAATTATTGGTTCTTTTGTAACTTTCTGTATGGTTGGAGTTGTGTTATTAATAATAGACAGTGAGAAAAAACTTAATGAACAGAATAATGACAGAAGATAAAGACGGCTTTATAAAATTAACAGCCAACGAATACAGACAGTTTGATATGTGGATAGCTGAGAACAATGAAGAGCTATACCAGAACAAGATTGCATACGAGACAAGGTGGGCTAAAGACCAATTCTTTTATGTTAAGTTGTTAGATGAAAGTGTTATAACTTTTAACGACATACCACTTGACAAAGAGTAAAGGGCTTAATACAATAGATGAATATTTTAGGTATGTTTATTAGGTGTAGCCCTCAACTAACCTTCCAAACCTAAAGACATACGATTTAATCGTGCAAGTTTCTAGTCTTGTGCCAACAAAACTAGACTAAGTTTTAAAATCCTAGATTAAGTTCGGGGTAGTCAGTCGTTCGGTGACTCTAAAAGATAATGTTCGAGTGCTGGTTATCACTTAAAAGTGACCCTTCAATTTTAAAACCGGAGGGTTGTATGAATTTATATTTCACATCAACAACACTTGATAAAGAAATAGAATGGACATGGACAGACATGGACAAAGCCTATTGGAACACGTGGACACCTAAGAAGTCTGATATCAAAATCGTTACAAGACTTAACAAAGAACAAAAGAACCAAGCACTTGATGAACTATGGGAAGACTTGCAATCCTCTATTCAATTTACAAAGGATAGAAACAACGCAAGAAGAAGAGAGAAAAGAGTTGCATCTAAAAAATAGATGTGATAGAATCTTTAAACATAATTAAATCCAATGGAGGAAAGTAATATGTATGAGTATATAGAAGGAAAAGCTATGTGGGCTAATGTTAGCACACCAAACACTAAGTTTGAACCACATAAGTATGGAATAGTAGTGTTGACTGACGTTGATACTGCGAATAGGTTAGAGGGTATGGGATTATCACAGGTTAGAACCAGAGATGGACAGACTAAGTATGATGAACCAGCGTTCTCTTTCTCTAGAAAAGCAGAGAAGCATGATGGAACTATTAATGTAGCACCTAAGTTAGTTGACGGAGACGGCAACGAGTTAGACGCTAGTGTTGGTAACGGTTCTGATATTACTGTTAAGATTAAACCTTACACAGGAAAGTATGGTACGTTTGCTGAGTTAATAGCAGTAAAGGTTACTAACTTAATTGAATATTCTGAGAGCACTTCAGAAGATAACGAGGAATTTTAATAATGATTATTACTATTACTAAAGATGATGGTCAGGTAGTATATGATACTGCTATGATTGAAGATGAGAACGCAAGAGCTAATGCCAACATGTCTGTCAGTAAGATAGGCACGTTGAATGTTCTTGTTGAAGCACTTAACTTTGCTTCAGGTACACATCAAAACAATCTTGAGCTGTTACTACAAAATGCTGAAGAAGCTGTAGTAGATACACCTAGTGGTGATGAGCCTGAAGGAGATGACGAAGACGTAGCTGAAGAAGATTCAACAGAAGAATCCTAATAGCATAAATGAGGGCTAACATGGATAAGACGTGGGATAAACTGCACCAACCCTGTCCACTTTGTAACAGTAGTGATGCTGTTGGAATTAACGAAGATAATTCAGCAAAGTGTTTCAGTTGTGGAGAGTTTATGCCTAGTTATACTAACGCATGTGGAGGAAAGGATATGCAAACAGCAACAACAACAACACCGACAACGACTAAACAACCTGACGTGGTAGACGAGGGACATTTTTCAGCCTTAACAGACAGAAAGATAACCCAAGCAACTGCTACTAAGTATGGAGTTAAATGCGTACATGACCTACAAGGAAATGTAGTCAAGCATTTGTACCCATATTATAATGGGCATGAGCTATCAGCTACCAAGTATCGTAACGTAAAGAGTAAAGACTTCTTTGTCTCTGGAACTTACAACGACACGGGCTTGTTTGGTCAGCAGTTATTTAAAGGTGGTAAGTATGTTACTGTTACCGAAGGCGAGTGTGATGCTATGTCTGCTTACGAACTACTTGGTTCTAAGTGGGCAGTAGTATCTATTAAGCGTGGTGCACAGGGTGCAGTTAAAGATATTAAAGAAAGCTTAGAATTCTTTGAAGAGTTTGAGAGTGTAATCATTGCATTTGATAATGACAAGGCAGGAAAGGAATCAGCTCTTAAAGTTGCTAGACTTTTCAAGCCGGGCAAGGCTAAGATACTTACACTACCTAATGGTTTCAAAGACCCTAACGATATGCTACGTTCTAACAGACACAAAGAGTTTGTTGAATGTTGGTGGTCAGCTAAAGTTTACACACCATCCGGTGTTATAAATGTAACTGAACAACGTTATAAGTTTAATAACCGTGAGAGAAAACCTTGCGTCCCTTATCCATACGAAGGACTTAACAAAAAGTTATATGGTATGAGACAAGGAGAACTGATTACTCTTACAGGTGGTACAGGTCTTGGTAAGTCTAGTGTAACTAGAGAATTAGAACATCATCTTATTAAGAACACTACTGATAACGTAGGTATCATAGCGTTGGAAGAAGATTGGAGACGTACCATTGATGGTATCTTATCTATTGAAGCTAACGCTAGGCTATACGTTGATGAAGAACGTGACAAGTTTTCTAAAGAAGAACTAGATAAGATGTTTGATATACTGTACGACGGTGCTAACAAGAATAGAGTGTGGGTTCATTCACATTTTGGTACTAATGACATTGATGATATCTTTACTAAGCTTCGCTTTATGATTATAGGGTGCGACTGCAAGTGGGTGGTAGTAGACCATTTACACATGTTAGTTAGTGCTGTACATGACGGAGATGAAAGACGAGCCATTGATTCTATTATGACTAGACTTAGAAGCTTGGTAGAAGAGACAGGTGCAGGAATCATTTTGGTTTCACACTTACGTAGAGTTGATGGTAACAAGGGACATGAGAACGGTGTTGAAGTATCGCTATCACATCTAAGAGGTTCAAATAGTATTGGACAGCTATCCGATTGTGTTATAGCATTGGAAAGAAATCAACAGTCTGCTGACCCAGAAGAAGCAAGGACAACTAAGCTTCGTATTCTTAAATCAAGATACACAGGTGATGTTGGTATGGCATGTAGCGTGGTATACGATAGCGAAACAGGAAGACTCTCTGAACTCTCTGATGATGACATAGAATTTGATGGTAGTTTAGATGAGGCTTTTTAATGCAGTTAGTATTTGATATAGAAACAGATGACCTGAAGGCAACACTAATACATTGTATAGTTGCACAAGATATAGATACTAAGGAGATATTTAAATTTACTCCTGATAAACTACAAGAAGGTTATGAGTTTCTAGCGACAGCAGATACTTTAATTGGACACAACATCATTGGCTTTGATATACCTATGGTACATAAGTTTAGTGATGTTGACCTATCTAACATACCGGTTATAGATACGCTTGTTTTATCTAGGTTATTCAATCCGGCTAGAGAAGGAGGACATAGCTTAGAGAAGTGGGGATACAAGTTAGGCTATCATAAGATAGACTTCAGCGACTACTTAAACTATTCAGAAGACATGCTTACCTACTGTGTAAGAGATGTTGAATTAAACCTAGCAGTATTCTACGAGCTACGTAAAGAAAGCAAAGGCTTTGATAAACAAGCTATTGCTCTAGAACAAAATGTAGCAGAGGTAATTAAACAACAAGAGGTCAACGGCTTTAAGTTTGATACTCAACACGCTGTCTTATTACTTGCTGAACTTAGAGAAAAGAAACAATCAATAGAAGATGAGGTACACAACACGTTTAAACCTAAGTGGGTTGATGATAAAGTTGTTACACCTTACATAAAGAAAGATGGTGATTTATCTAAGCGTGGTCTTACAGATGACGAGTACGCTAGATGTATTAGTACCCAGAACATGAATCCTTTTATGCGACAATCATTACAAGAGTTTAATCTTGGTTCGCGTAAACAAATAGGCGAATACCTTATTGACTTTGGATGGAAGCCTGAAAGGTTTACACCTACAGGTCAGCCGATAGTAGATGAGAAAACTTTATCAGCTATTACACACATACACGAAGCTAACCTAATAGCACAGTTCCTTTTACTTCAAAAGCGTATAGCTCAGATTGATTCTTGGATTGAAGCTACTGAAGATGACGGCAGGGTACATGGTTTCGTGATACCTAACGGTGCTATCACCGGCAGAATGACACACAGAAATCCTAACATGGCTCAAGTTCCTAGCTCTCATAGTGCTTACGGAAAAGAATGTAGAGCTTGTTGGATTGTTGAAGATAATAATGTTTTACTAGGTGTTGATGCCTCTGGTCTGGAGATTAGAATGTTGGCACACTATATGAATGACGAGGAATACACAAATGAAATACTCAACGGAGATATCCACACAGCAAATCAAGAACTTGCAAAGCTTGAATCTAGAGATAAGGCAAAGACATTTATCTATGCACTCATGTACGGAGCAGGAGATGAGAAGCTTGGTAAAGTGGTTGGAGGAAGTACAGCAGATGGTAAAAGAGCTAGACAATATTTCTTTGATAATAAACCTACATTTAAATCTCTTAGAGACAGAGTACAAAGAGCTTCAGCAAAAAAATATCTCAAAGGGTTAGACGGTAGGAAGCTGTATGTACGTAACCAACACTCAGCATTGAACACTTTGTTACAGGGAGCAGGTGCTATTGTTATGAAGAAAGCACTTATTCTTTTAGATGACTTGTTAAAATTAAATTCTATACAGTACAAGTTTGTAGCCAACATACATGATGAATGGCAGATAGAAGTAAAAGA